CCGAAGATGTCGGGGTGGTCCTTGATCGCGCGGGCGATCCCGATCTGCCCGTGGACCTGCGCGCCGTACCGGCGCAGCAGCGTGATCGGGTCCCGGATCAGGAACTCGCGCAGCTCGGGGGCCACGGCCTTGAACGTGCGCGTCCGGAAGGAGTCCGGCCTGCCGGCCGAGCCGATGGACTCGAAGGTCTTCGTCTCGGAAAAGGGATTGGTGATGCGACTTTGCAGCGCCTCCGCTCCCTCGGCGTAGATGGCCTCGATGGAGTCCCGGTACGCGGTCCGCGCGGTCGCCGGCAGGGCCGACTCCGGGGGCAGCACGCTGACGCCGGGGTCCTCGAGCCTTGCCCGGATCTCGTCGCCGTTCGCCGGCGCGAACGCCGGGTCGCCGACGTGCGTCCGGACGGCGCCGACGATCTCGTCGCGGATCGCCTTGTCGGTGGTGCGGTCGAAGGCGCGCGCCAGGGCGTCGGGCCGGATCTGGTTGGGCCGCTCGGCGGCGTCCAGGAACCGGAACTGCGCGATCGCCGCCTTGATGAACCCGGGCTTGTCGGCCCTCGCGGCCTGCTCGTCCACCGCGAGCGGGACGTAGTGCTGCATCCCGAACGGGTTCGCGTCGAACAGCCCGACGTCCACGAGCTCACCCATGATTCGCCGGAAGTAGCCGTTTCGCATGGTGTCGGCGAGCTCGACGGCCGCCGGGTTGCGCTGCGATACCGCGCCGGCCATGCCCATGGCTGCGTTCTGGTCGTCGAAGAGGATGTCGACGGCCTCGCGCATAGTTGCGTTTCCCTCGGGAATCCGGCTCCGGATCTTGCCAAGCATCTTGTGCTTCTTCAGGATGCGGCGCATCTGCACGGTCACGCCGTTGAGCATGAGGTCGAACGCATCCTTGGTGGCCTCGGCGCTGGCACGCGAGCCGCCGAGCAGCTTGAGCTGCCCGGGCGTCATGTCGGTGAAGCTGCCGGACAGGGCGCGCGTGATGTCGTACATCAGGTTGCCCCAGCGGCTCATGCGGACTCCCGGGCTCGTCCCGGTCGGCAGGGCGTCGCCTGCTCCGAGGAACAGCGACAGGATCGGGTTCCGGCTCGGCGAGGACTGCATCTCCGGGTCGTTGTCGAAGAACGCACGCACAATCCGCAGGTCGTCGTATGCGCCCTGCGCCGGGTGTCGCTGCATGGCGAACCGGAAGGCGTCCGGGTCCGCGACGGGCGCGGCTCCGGCGGCCATGGCGTTCAGGTTCAGCGTCTTGATCGCCGCTCGTTCCCTCTTGTACAGGTTCCGCAGCTTGGTGGTGAGCGCGGCGATCTCCGCGTCGTCCCCGGCGAGGAGCGGCGCGATGGAGAGGTCGGGATGGAACGTGCCGCCCCGGGCGTCGGCGATCAGCCGCTTCAGGATCGTGACGCTCCGCGCGCGCTCCTGGTCGAACCGGATCGTTCCGCCGGCGCGGCGCAGCGCGGCATCCGCGCCCTCGCCGGACACGGACTGCACGATGCGGTCCGTCTCGTCGAGGTTCATCTGCCGGAACGCCGCGCGCAGCCGCTCCTGCGAGTTCCACCGCTGCGCCCAGGCCGGGAGCCCGAACGGCAGCCTGGCGCCGCCGGAGCTGAGGCCGTTGATGGCCGATGCGAGCGCCGTCTTCGCCGTGTAGGCCGCGGCCGGCATGGCGAGGCCGATGCCGCCGCCGATGGACGCGACGACGATCTCGTCGCCCATGCCGGGCTCGTTGGTGAGGTCGTAGGACGCCTGGTCGATCACCTTCTTGGACGCCAGGTTCAGGGCACTCATCGTGAGCGCGGAGGTGCCGCCGAGCCGCAGCAGCATCCCTGGCGTCGACCGCAGCAGCATCGCGCCGCGCGCCGCCTGGCCGCCGACGGGGATCATGTACACCGGGTCGCCCGCGCCACCGAGCGCGCTGGCGCCGAGCGTCTTGAGGAACCCCTCGTTCTCGTTGTACGCGGCGAGCGTCTCGAGGTCGTCCTGCACGGACAGCGAGTCGGTCAGGATCGCGTCGACCTGCCGTCGATCCATGTCGTCGTCGATCTCTCCGCTCTCGTACAGGCGGATCGCGACGTCCTGCGACCGCGGCTGGAGCCGCTTGACGTAGTCGTCGAAGAGGAACGGCTCGGGCGGCCCGGACGGCAGTGCCTGGTCGTACTCGTCGACCGTGATGCCGCCCGCCCACTCGGGCAGCATGACGGCGAGCCCTTCGCCGATGTTGTCGATCAGCCCGGTTCGGCGGAACAGGCGCGGCGTCGGCGAGAGGTCGTAGCTCGAACCGACCGCGTCGCCGAACCCGGGACCCTCGGCGCGCGAGGTCGGCAGCGGGGCCATGCTCTCGGTCCCCGACAGCCTGCGTACCGTGTCCTCTCGCAGCTCCGCGAGCGACCGGAACGGGTCCTTGACCTCAGCGTCCAAGGTTTACCCCCATCGCGTCGATCCAGCTGGCCGGCTTGGACTTCGACGCCGCCCGCCGCTCGCGCGCCTGCTGTATGCGCTGCTCGACCGTCAGCGGCGCGGCCACGGCAGGCCTGCCGAGGTCGATCTGGACGTAGTTCATCGTCCCCTTCTTGTCCCTCGAGAGGACGTACCACGAGTTACCGTCTCCGAGCGACGGGAAGACGTGCGTGACGGCGTCCGATTCCACGCCCTTCTCCTTGAGCATGGCGACGGCGCGTGCCTCGTCCCACGATGCGTTGGGCGCCCACAACCGCGGAACGGGCGAGGTGAACCCACGACCGCCGATCGTCGGCAGGTGGTACGAGGCGACCGTCGCGCTGACCCTGTCCTCCAGCTTCTGCTCCAGCACCTGCTTCGACATCCCGACGTTCCCGATGGCCGGGTACGACTCGGCGATCACGTCGGACGCGACGACGTCGGCGAGCTCGACGGCCGCCTCGTTCGGAAGCCCATTGCGCGAGAGCTTGGTTGCCGCCGCGGTCTTGAGCGCGTTGCGGTATACGGGAAAGGACGGAAGTCCGGTCTGCGGGTCGAAGGTGTTCACGCCGCCGATCTTGAGTATCCCGTTGGCGCGGAGCGAATCCTCGTAGCGCCGCGCGTCGATCGCCGGCGGCTGCGCGTCCTGCCATCTCTCGAGCGCCGCGTTGAACGCCTCGGCCGACGCCTGGATGTCACCGTCCGACAGCCTGCCGTCCTGCCCGCGCTGCATCCGCGCCAGCGACGGCAGGACCGACTCGATGGCCCGGATCGTCGCGGCGTTGGTACCGGCGTCCGAGTCGCGCAGCGAGAATCCGTTGATCTGTGCCGCCGCGGCGGGGTCTTCGAGCAGCGGCGCGATCTCCGCCAGGAGCTCGATGGCGCGCCGGCGCTCCGGTCCCGTGCCGCGCAGGTCCGCGTAGATCGCGTCCAGCATCTTCGCCGGGACGGTCTGCGTCCCGACGATCAGCTCCCCTGCCTTCTGCGGGTCGATGATCTTGCCGCCGCGCATGGCTCCTGCCTTCGCCATGACGGTGTCCCACTTGGTGTCGCCTGGCTGGAGAACGACGCGCCGCGCCATGATGTCCGCCGCGGCGGCTGTCTGCGCCCGGTCCTCGTCGATCTTGTCAAGCTCATCGAGGAGGTCGTTGAACTCCTCGCCGCTGATGTTCTCGTCGATCTGTGACCATTCCGGCCGCGCGGTGTCGTACCTGTCGAACGACTCGTCCAGCATGGCCTCGAGCCTGGCGCGGTCGCCCGTCCTGAGGTATTCGGTGATCATCAGGGACTTGCGGTGTTCCTTCACCGTGCGGACGCGCGCGTCGTATGCGGTCTGAAGGTCGTCCGGGTCGATGCGGCCGGCGACGCTCTCCGCGTAGGACGCGAAGTCCGCATCCGGGTCGCTGGCATACGCCTTCAGCACCTTGGTCAGCACGGGCGCGGCGAGCGCCTCCTTGCGGCGGCTGAACTCCGCGTAGCCCTCCGGGGAGAGGTGCATCTTCGCCACGGCGTCGGACGCGGCAAGGTCGCCCTCGCTCCGCGTCTGCTTGATCTCCTCCGTGAGGAAGTCGATCATGGTGCTCTCGCGCAGCCCGGGATCCTCCACCGAGGAGTCGAGGCTGTCGCGCAGGGTCGCGTACCGACCGAGGAACGGTGACTCGCTGCTCGTCGCCTCCTTCATCGCGAGCTCGGCCATCGAGAGCTGGCTCGCCCGTCGGGCGCGGACTGCGTCGGAGAGCACCTTGCGGAGCGGCTCCACGACGATCGTGCGGTCCTCGCCGCCGGTCACCAGCGCGCTGGCCTGGGCGAACCCGGCCTCGTCGCCGGACCTCGCCAGCGCCTCGAGCGCCTTGCCGAACGTTGCCTCCGTGAAGGTGGCGCGGTCGAGCCACGGGTAGCGTTCGGAGAACTCGTTCCACAGGGTCTCGGAGTCGCGGCTCGGCCCGACGGAGGTCGGGTCGACGAGCTCTGCATGGACGCCTCGGGCATCCCTTGCGAACTTGAGCTTCTGCTGGTCGGCGCGGCGCCGGACGTACATCTGCTGCGCGACCTTGCCGATCCGCTCGCGGTACTCGGCCTCGGCGGCGGTAAGCCGTTCGCCGTCCCCGGCGGGCTGGGTCCGGGCGGGGTCGACGTATCGGCCCGCGTACTGCCCGATGAATGCGTCGATGTCGTCGGTCGCGTCGATCGTCGCGTCCATCTTCCCGTCCTGGAAGTCGACGAGCATCCGTCCCTCGTCCTGCTCCGCGCGAAGTCTGGCGTCGTAGATCGACTGCCGCTCGTCGATCTGCCGCTGGATGTTCAGCGCGTTGCCGACGTCGACCAGGGTGTTCCCGAGCGCCTGCGTGGCCCGAAGCGCCTGCTCGAGGTCCCGTGCCGCCGACAGGTCCGGGACGGGCGCCGGGAGCACGGCGACGCCGGGAAGGCCGGGCGCCCCGATGCCGGCGACCTGCACCGCGGGGATGCCCGTGCCTGACGGGACGTCGACGGGTGCGTTGCGCCTTGCTCCCTGGTTCGCTGGCAGGAACGCGGCCTGTGCCTGGAACTGGCTCATGCCCGTCCTCCGCCGACGTATGTCTGGACGCTGCGGTCGCTGAAGGCGCTCCCGATGGAGACGCCGGTGCCGAAGCCCTGGATGCCCTGCGTGAGCCCGGTGAGGAAGGTGCTGCCCTGCTCGTTCCCGAGGCTCGTAATCTGGTTCTGGTAGGCGTACTGCTGCTGCATCCGCTGCTGCTGGAGCCCGAAGAGCTGGTTGCGGTACTCCATCGCGCTGGCCTGCACGGAGCGCCCGATGTTGGCCTCGAGGATCCGGCGGTTGATCACGGCGTCCATGTCGATGGAGCGGAGGATGTCACGCTTGGACCCGCTGACGGCGAACCCGCTCTCGACGAGCCCGGCCCGTGCGGTCCCGGCGGCCTGCTGGTACTGCCTCCGCAGGGCCATGCGCTGCGTGGCGATCCCCTGCATGAGCCCCTCCGTCTGGAACGCTTGGTTCTCCGCGAGCATCTGGCTGCGGGTGTCGAACGCCACGTTCGTGTTCCCCTGCTGGACCTGAAGCTGGCGCATGGACGCAGCCAGCGCGTCGTTGCGCTTCGCCTGCGCCATGGAGCCGAGGAAGCCCTGGAACAGGCCCATCGCGGCTCCGCCGTAGATCAGTCCGTCTATTGGCATATCAGCCTTCCGTTGCCGTGTTGTGCGTGCCGTAGAACTCGATGCCGGTGATCACGACCGGGCGCGAGTCCACGTTCCTCACCGAGATGCTCATGTCCTGCGCCCGTCCGGGCGTCCATGCCTGGAGCCGGCCGTACCTGTCGATGTTCGCCTCGGACGGCGAGAACCTGAACGTCCGGTCCTCGCGCCGCGCCGACGAGACCGACAGCGTGTACGGCCCGGAGTTGGTGTGGTCGGTGACGATCTTGTTGACGAACAGCTCGCCCTCGACGATCGCGTTGCCCTGGTCGTCGGTGCGGAACAGGCGCGTCGTGGTCACCTTGAACGGGATGCGGCGGCCCAGGACCACGAGCTTGTCGGAGAGCGACGTCTGCGAGCAGCTGACCTCGGCGTCGGTCGATCCGGCCACGGGCGTGACCGTCGCGTCGTAGTCGGTCCACGTCCCGTTGACCTGCGAGGAGACCGTGTCGATGTCGTAGTCGGCCGCGTCGATGCGCCACTTCACGGAGCCGCCCGCGACCGTCCCGGTACGCACCACCCTGCGGTGGTCGAGGCGCGGCTGCTCGTCGAACGTGGCCGGCGCGGACGGGTCCGACGAGATCGGCATGGAGTCGATCACCACCCGGTAGTTCGCCGCCGTGCTCCCGCTCCCGATCGGCTGGTTGTACGCCATCCGCAGGACGTAGGCCGTGTCCTCGACGATCGCCACGTCGAGGATGCGGTCGGTGTTGAACGTGTACTTGGTCCACGCGCTCTGGACGAGCTTGTCCGCGACGCGCAGCGTGCGGTAGATGAACAGGTTCGCGCTCGACTGCCCGTAGCCGTCGAAGACCACGACGTCCCCGGAGGCGATCTGCGCGACGTGCCCCTCGGTCGGCGAGATGCCGCCGGCCCAGGTGTTGGGGTTGGACCACCGCCCGCCGCCGAGGCCGTTCGACTGCACGGCCGCGCCCGGGTTCGGCGACGGGTTGCCCGGCACCACCACGAGCGTGTCGTTGTTGTCGCTGGCCGCGAGGCTGCGGATGGAGGACGGCAGGAGGCCGTCGACGTGCTGGGTGATCGCGGACGCCCGGTACGACACCTGGACGTCGTCGTAGGCGTACTCGTAGACCACCGAGGTGTTCTCGCGGACGCCGGCGAAGTAGATGAACGACGAGATCGGCGCGGGCTTGACCCGCTGCGTCGCGTAGGTCGTGCTCGGCGTGAGGGTGGCCGACTTCGGCGTGAAGGTCTCCCCGCCGCCGATCTCGAACTGCGCGCCGTTCCTGGTGAGGACGAGCAGCGCCTTGCGGAACGGGACGATCCAGTCGATCACCGACACGCTCGAGCTGCCGAGCTGCGCCACGATCGGGTTGGAGTCGTTGTAGTTCGGCTCGTCCACGAACGGGAAGAAGTTGTAGAGCGAGTCGGGCTGGCTCGTGACGAGCCACTCGTCCATCGCGAAGCAGAGCCTGCCGCGGTGGTACGCGACGTCGGCGATCCGCTTCTCGCCGCCCGATCCCATCCGCATCGGGACGGGCGCGGTCTTGGTCGCGCTCCCTGCGTTCCAGGTGATCTGCGACAGCGCGAAGGTCGGCGGGACCAGCGAGCTGCGCTCCATCTTGATCGGCATCTTGGCTGCGTCGAGCGCCTGGTTCGACGTGGTGGTCCCGGTCGCCACCTGCGAGTTCGCGATGATCGTGGTGTCGACGATGGTCAGGAGCCGCAGGTCGCCGGCGATCGCGCTGCCGCCGTTGAGGTACGTCTGCACCGCCCCGGTCAGCCCGGTGACCTTGCACTGCGTCCCGTATGGGCCGTCGATCGTCGCGCCCGTCAGGCTCGACGTGATGGTCATCAGGCCCGTGTACGCGAGGGTATCGGAGAATGCGACCACGAACCACGCGCCGCTCGCCGTCACCGTGGCGTTCCCGGCCCCGACCGTGGAGAGCGCCCGGATCTCGGTCTGTATGGTCGCCGCGCTCGCGTTGTGGGCGATGGCCGCCGTTGTCTGGCCGCCGAACGAGATCGTGAAGGTCCCCGCGCTCGGGGAGCCGAGCGTGAAGTACTGCACCCGGTTGCGCGGGTTCCCGAGGTCGACGACCTCGATGTCCATGTTGCCGCCGTTGTTGCGGCCGTAGACCACGAGGTACCGCTCGGCCGAGTCCCGGACGATCCGGTGGAACCGGAAGTCGGACGCGGAGTTCGCGAGTGCCGCCGACCCGATCTGGTCGAGGGTCACGACGTGCCTGGACCCGCCGCGGGTGGAGACCCCGCTCACGACGTTGAACAGGGCGTTCTCGGCGTCGGCGACCTGGCTCGGGAACCTGCTGCTCGGAGCCTGCGTGGAGATCCCGTTGTGGAGCGACGGGATCCTCTGGGAGTACGGCTTGGTCGCCATTTATCCCTGCTGGGGCTGCCGTGCTTCCTGCGAGAAGAGCGGACGCATGGTGAACGTGCCCTCCCTCGGGTTGATGGAGTCGACGATGGACAGCTCCTGCGACACGAATGCGTCGGAGAGCTGGCTGGCGGAGAACCGGCGCACGAACTGCTGCTGCGCGTGCTTGGCGACGAGCTCCTTCAGCATGGGGTCGAGGTCCTCGAAGGACAGCAGGACGGCCACGTCCATGAACACGGCGTTCGCGGAGCCCATGCTGTTCGTGCCCTTGTCGGCGTCGTAGACCTTGCTGCCGCGGATCACGAGGTTCCGGTGCTGGTCCGGCCCGGCACCGCGGACGCGGAGGACGTCGGACGCCAGCGTGATCTCGAAGGTCGCGGAGGACGGCGTGAAGGCCGCCGACCTGCGCGTGTTGCACGGCCAGCCCATGGCGCAGAAGTACCGCGTCGAGTCGTCGACGTACCGCTCCGCGTCGGCCTGCACCGAGGTGCCGCCGGTGTCGAGCGACGTCACCCGGTACTCGTTGATGCCCGAGAGCGCCATGTTCACGGCGTCGAGCTTGGTCATCCCGTTGCTTGGCATCAGTAGACGCTCCTATCCCTCATGCGCGGCCGCCCGCGCAGCTGGTTCGATTCTGCGGTGTTCAGCACGTTGACGTCGGCGAGCTCCCGGTCGGCCCGCTTCAGGGCGGCCCAGCGCACGGTGAGCTCGTCCCTGATCATCTGGTCGAGCGACTGGTCCTTCTTGTGGAACCTGTTGAACTGGAACGCCGCGTCGGTCACGACGTAGTCCGCGAACGCCTCGGGAAGGTCGGCGAACGCCGCCTGGGCGACGTAGGTCACTACAAGGTTCTGCGCCCATACGTCGGTGTTGTTCGCGAGGTCGTACAGGAACCCACCGACCACCGTCACGTCAAGCCCGCGGCTCGAGCCGTCGGTGTCGATGTGGAACGTCGATGCCGGGACGGCGATCTTGTTGGACACGTTGCGGGTCAGCGTGACCTCGCGCCGGGTGTTGAAGTGCCAGCCCCTCGCCTGGAGCGACCTGTCGGCCGCGTCGAGGAACCGCTCCGCGTGCCCGGCCGCGGACGGCCCGTTGGTGTCGAGCGCCGGCACAGGAAGGACGCCGACGCGGCGGAGCACGGCGTTCACTGCATCGAGCTTGTTCATAGTTCGTTGAGCGGCTCAGGCGTGCCGAACCTGTACTTGTAGTTTTCCACGACGGCGGGCGTCCACACGGCGTTCGCCTGCGACACCGCGAACGCGGGCAGCAGCGCGGTGTCCGTCCCGGGCGCGTAGGTGCCGCGTCGGATGGACCGCGACACGAAGGCGTCGTTGCCGTCCGTGACGATGGTCTCGATGGAGACGGAGATCACGCCCTCGGCGTCGAAGGACGCCTTCTCGACTGTCTGCGTTGGCATGGATTCCTCAGGAGATGAAGTAGGAGCCCGACAGGATGATGCGGGTCGCGGAGAGCGGCGGCGTGGTCGTGCCGAGGTCCGTCGGGCCGAGCTCGACGAAGCCGCTCGTCACGAGCTGGATGTTGGTTCCGGAGACGTATCCGCGATCCGGCTTGTTCGTTCCCCACGTTCCGGTGCGCCATCCGACGTGGCAGGTGCCCGGTCCGCTTGCCGAGAACGGCAGCCCGGAGATGACGCCCTTGCTCCCGGTTCCTCCGGAGGTCGTCGGTCCGGTGGTGACCGAGATGTCGGCCGAGAACGTCACCAGGCGGCCGACCTTCGTGTACTTGGCCGTGCGCGTTCCGTAGGTGACCGTGCCGAGGCTCGGGCTCGTCCCGCCGACGACCGCGTACACGGGCGTCCACGTCCCCTCCTCGTAGTCGTCGAGGCAGTTTGCGTCGCCCTGTGCCACGGCGGCCGCGAGGAACTGGATGCCGGCATTGGCGTGGAACTTCCCGGTCGAGCGCACGGCCCCGTTCACGTCGAGCGGGTAGGACGGCGACGTGTCCAGGATCCCGACGTTGCTGCTCGTGTCGACGGAGATCGCAGGTGTCGCGACGTTCGGCATCGTCACCAGCGACCGCCAGGCGGCCCATGCGCCAGTGACGCGCGTCCGGTAGTGGATGCCGGAGAGCGGCGTGTTGTACGGGAACGCGAGCTGGCACAGGTTGCCGGAGCCGTCCTTGGAGATGTACTCGAACGAGAACGGATGGAAATAATCAGTGCTCGCGCTGAACGAGGTCGGCGCATTGGCGGCGGCGCTGGAGCGCAGCAATGTATATCCGCCTCCCGATCTCGCGTTGCTCGAGTCGTTCCAGTCGAGCGTCCCGCCGGTCTCCTCCGCGCCGATCCCGCCGACGAGCTGGCCCGTCCGGATGGTGACGTTGTTCGCCGCGATGTCGCCCGTCACGTCGAGCTTGACGGCCGGGGCGTTGTTGCCGATGCCGACGCTGTTGGCGCTCGCGTCGACGTACAGCGTGGTCCCGTCGAACGCCACGTCGCCGCTGGTGCGGTAGATGCGCCCGGCCTCCACGGAGCCGACCTTGAAGGCGATGTCGCCCGATCCGGCGTTCCCGCTGTCGGACTGGAGCGTCAGGGCGCCCGTGCTGCTCGAGCCGCCCGCTCCCGTGCCGACCACGCCCGTGAGGGCGCTGCCGTCGCCGCTGAAGGCCGTCGCGGCCACGGTCCCGGTCACCGTCACGCCCGTGGAGGTGGTCGCGATCTTGGTGCTGCCGTTGTGCTGCACGGCGACCCCGGTCGGGTTGTTGACCGTCGGGGCGCGGAGCGTGCCGTCCACCAGGACGGTGGTGGCCTCCAGCTCGACCTGCGTCCCGGTCGCCGGCGTGACCTTGTTGACCTTCAGCTCGCTCACTTACGGCCCTTCCCGGCCTTGGCCTTCGTCCTGCACGCGCCGTACCCGAGCTTGCCGAGCACCGCGCACGGCGGGAACCAGTTGCAGAGCGCGTACCCGAGCGCGAACGCGCTCCCGACGATCACGATGGTGTCGATCATGCCTTCTCCTTGTTGTGGATCTTGCGCCACGCGGCATCGAATGCCGGATCTGCCGCTCTCTTCGCCGCGACGTACTCGCGTGGCGTCTCCTCGTCGCTCCCGAGCATCTTGGCGGCGAGCTGCGCGTCATTGACCTTCCTACGGGGCAACCACCCGATGGCGATGCGAAGGGCCGTGAACGCCCCGCTCTGCCACAGGACGAACGCCCCGCCGGCGACCGCCAGCGCGATGCCCCACCACTTCAGGGTGGACAGCCACGCCGGGGTGACCGCCTGCACGTTCGGTATGTCGCCATGGATCGCCGCAGCGTGCTCATCGATGCGGGTCGCGCCCTGCACCACGACCTGGTCGCCGATGGCGTTGCCGTGATCGATGAGCGCGCCGGCCTCGTTGCGGATGGCGGTCGCGTTGGACGAGATTCGTGCGACCGGGTTGCACCCGGCTAGGAACAAGACGAGGACAATCGCCCTCACGCGAACACCCGGTACGGGATGCCAGGCTCGGGCGTGAACGTCGGCAGCGCCTCGACCTGCTCCTCGGTGAGTTGGAAGGTCACGCGGATGTTGGTATGGAAACGCGGGTCGCCAGCCTTGATCTGCTGTCCCTCGATGTCGTAGGACGGCGGGATGGCCCCGATGCGGTCCACATAGCAGCCGGGGACGGGCATGAGCGCGATCTCGCCCTCGCCCTGATCGACCTCGACCAGCAGTCCTGCGGCTTCCAGCGC